CGATAACCGAGCTGACCGATCACCTGCGCCTGTCCTCCGGCTTTGCCGATGACGGCAGCCAGGACGCGCAGCTGGAAAGCTGTCTGCGGGCGGCGCTGGCCGCGATCGAGGCGCGGATTGGCAAGGCTCTGTTCCGGCGCGGGTTCAGCTGGCATCTGAGCCACTGGCAGTCGGTCACGGCGCAGGTGCTGCCGGTGGCCCCGGTGGCGACGGTCGATACGGTCAAGCTGGTGTCGCGGGCGGGGGCTGAAACGGTGTTGGACCCGGGCAGCTATAGCTTGCGTGTGGACAGCCACCGCCCGGCCATCGAGGCCGCGAGCAGCCTGCCGAACCCGTCCTCGGGCGGGTCGATCGAGATCGAGTTTACGGCCGGTTACGGGCTGGACTGGCACGGCATCCCTGCGGATCTGCGTCAGGCGGTTCTGTTGCAGGCGGCGGAGCTGTACGAGGCGCAGGGCACCGGTGAGGCAGGCATGGCCTGCGGCGTGGCAGTGCTGATCGAGCCATATCGTTCGGTCCGCATGCGGGGGCTGAGCGGATGAACGGGCATCCGAAACTGACGCGCCGGTTGCTGTTGGAGGGGCCGGTTCGGGTGGTCGACGGGGCGGGGGGCTTTGTCGAAAGCTGGTCGCCGCTCGGCACGATCTGGGCCGAGGTGCTGCCGCGAACCGGGCGCGACGCGGCGGGGCTGTCGCGGGTGGGCTACAAGATAACCCTCCGCTCGGCCCCGCAGGGCGCGCCGTCGCGGCCCAAGCCCTCGCAGCGGTTCCGGGATGGCGCACGGATCTTCACCATCGACGCAGTGACCGAGAGCGCCCCTGACGGGCGCTTTCTGACCTGCTTCGCCACCGAGGAGGAGGGCACATGAGCTATGGCATGACGGCAGCGTTGCAAACGGCGGTTTACGGGCGGCTGAGCGGCGATGCGACCCTTGCGGGGATCGTCGGCGCGAATGTCTTCGACGCATTGCCCGAGGGGCCGCTGCCACCGCTTTACGTGACCATCGGGCCGGAAAAGGTGCGCGACCGGTCCGACGGCAGCTTTGGCGGCGCGCAGCATGATTTCAGCGTGACCGTGACCAGCAGCGCCGCCGGGTATCACCAGGCGAAACAGGCAGCCTCTGCCGTGTCGGACGCGCTGCTGAATGGCGGGCTGAGCCTGGCGCGCGGGCGTGCGGGCCGGGTGCAATTCCATCGCGCCCAGGCCGGGCGCAGCGGCGCGGATCGGCAGATCGAGATGTGGTTCCGGGCGCGACTGGACGAGGATGATAGCTGAATACCACTTCAGCTTTGACGCACAATATTCTGATTTAACTGGAGAATGACATGGCAGCGCAAAACGGCAAGGACCTTCTTCTGAAGGTCGATCTGGATGGCAACGGGTCGTTCCAGACCATGGCGGGGCTACGCGCCTCGCGGCTGAGCTTCAATGCGGAGACGGTGGATGTGACCAGCCTGGAGTCGACGGGCGGCTGGCGGGAGTTGCTGGGGGGTGCAGGCGTGAAAACGGCGGCGATCAGCGGCTCGGGCATCTTCCGCGACGAGACCACGGATGAACGCGCCCGGCAGATCTTTTTTGACGGGGAAGTGCCGGATTTTCAGGTGATCATCCCCGATTTCGGCACCGTGGAGGGGCCGTTCCAGATCACCTCGATCGAATATGCGGGCACCCATGATGGCGAGGCGACCTATGAGGTCTCGCTGGCCTCAGCCGGTGCACTGACCTTCACTGCTGCGCTCTGATCATGGCGAATCCTTTCGCGGGCGAGGTGGCGCTGGTGCTGGATGGCGAGGGCCATGTGCTGAAGCTGACGCTTGGCGCCTTGGCGGAGCTGGAGGGCTGGTTGCAGGCCGATAGTCTGCCGGCACTGGTCGAACGGTTTGAGGTCGGCGGCTTCACCGCGCGCGATGTGCTGGCGCTTGTCTGTGCGGGGCTTCGGGGCGGCGGCTGGCAGGGGGAACCCGCGGATCTGGCCAAGGCCGAGATCGGTGGCGGGCCGCTGGAAGCCGCGCGCGTGGCGGCGCAGCTGCTGGCGCTGTCCTTCCGGCCGCCCCAATGAGCAGCAACACCCGCCCGTTCGACTGGCCCGGCCTGATGCGGGCCGGGATGCAGGGGCTTGGTCTGACACCGGCCGAATTCTGGGCGCTGACCCCTGCGGAACTGTTGCTGATGCTGGGTGAACCCGGCGGCGCGGCACCGATGGGACGGGCGGGGCTGGAGGCCCTGGCCGCCCGCTTCCCAGACCATAAGGACACATCCGATGGATGAGGAACTGAACGATTTCGACGCGGAACTGTCGGCGCTGGAGGCCACTTTGGGATCCACCAGCCAGATGGTGGCGACGTTTCACACGGAACTGCGGTCGATGCAGGAGTCGATGCTCTACACGGGCCGCGAGGTGCAGGGCCTCAGCCGGTCCTTCGGCGGCGGGCTGCGACGGGCCTTTGACGGGGTGATCTTCGACGGGATGCGCCTGTCGGACGCTCTGCGAACCGTGGCGCAAAGCATGGTGGACGCGGCTTATAACACCGCGATCCGGCCCGTGCAGAACGCCCTTGGCGGCGCTTTGGCCAACGGGGTGAATTCGCTGGTGTCAGCGGTGTTGCCGTTTGAGCGGGGTGGTGCGTTTTCGGGTGGCCGCGTGACGCCCTTTGCGCGCGGTGGCGTGGTCAGCGGCGCGACGCCTTTCGCCATGCGGGGCAGCATGGGGCTGATGGGCGAGGCGGGGCCAGAGGCGATCATGCCGCTGACGCGCGGAGCGGACGGGCGGCTTGGCGTGCAGGCGCAGGGCGGCGGGCGTCCGGTGCATGTGACGATGAATATCACCACGCCCGATGTGCAGGGGTTCCAGCGGTCGAAAAGCCAGATCGCGGCGCAGATGAGCCAGGCTCTCGCACGCGGTCAGCGCAACAGGTAAAGGGGGCAAGAGTATGAATTTCCATGAAATTCGCTTTCCGGTCAATCTGAGTTTCGGCTCGGTCGGCGGGCCGGAGAGGCGCACCGAAGTGGTGCAACTGGCCAACGGGTTCGAGGAGCGCAACACCCCCTGGGCGCATTCGCGCCGCCGCTATGATGCGGGTGTGGGGATGCGGTCGCTCGATGATATCGAGGTGCTGATTGCCTTTTTCGAGGCCCGGCGCGGGCAGCTGCACGGGTTCCGCTGGAAGGACTGGTCGGACTACAAAAGCTGCGCACCCTCGAAAGAGCCGGGGTTCCGTGACTGCGTGATCGGGACCGGGGATGGCGAGACGAGGGCGTTCCAGCTGGTGAAGACCTATCGGTCTGGCGACGAGGGCTATGCCCGCCCGATCACCAAGCCGGTGGCCGATACCGTTCGCGCCGGGTTGGATGCCGCTGAACTGGTGCAGGGCGTGCATTTCGAGGTCGATACGCTCACCGGGATGATCACCTTTGCGGACGCGCCCGATCTGGGGGTCGAGGTGAGTGCCGGGTTCGAATTTGACGTGCCTGTTCGGTTTGACACGGACAGCATCCAGACCTCGGTCGCCAGCTTTCAGGCGGGGGATGCCCCCGCGGTGCCCGTGGTGGAGATCCGGGTATGAGCGGGGCGGAGCAGTTTGCCGCCCATTTGGCCGGTGGAGTCACCGAGGTGGCAAGGTGCTGGCGGGTGATCCGCCGGGATGGGCAGACCTTCGGGTTCACGGATCATGATTGCGCGCTGGCTTTCGACGGGACCACGTTCAAGGCCGATACCGGCTTGACGGCCTCGGCGCTGAGCCAGTCCACCGGGCTGTCGGTGGATAACACCGAAGCCATTGGTGCGCTGTCCGATGCGTCGATCACCGAGGCCGATATCGAGGCGGGGCGCTTTGACGGGGCCGAGGTTGAGGCGTGGCTGGTCAATTGGCGCGCGCCGGAGAACCGGGTGTTGCAGTTCCGGGGCAGCTTTGGCGAGCTGGAACGGCAGGCGGGCGGCTTCCAGGTGGAGCTGCGCGGGCTCGCGGAAGCGATGAACCGACGCATGGGCCAGGTCTATCAACGCGGCTGTTCGGCGGTGCTGGGGGACGGGGAGTGTCGGTTTGATCTGGCGACGCCGGGATATGCCCATGAAGGCGCGGCGGATCGGGTCTCTGACAGGCGGTTTCTGGAATTCGACGGGCTGAACAGCTTTGAGCCGCGCTGGTTCGAGCGGGGGCGCTTGCGGGTTTTGTCCGGGGCGGCTGAGGGGCTGGTCGCGGTGATCAAGAACGACCGGTTTTCGGATGGCATCCGTCGGGTGGAGCTGTGGGAGGCTCTGCGGGCGGAGCTTTTACCGGGCGACCTGATGCGGCTGGAGGCAGGGTGCGACAAGCGGATGGAGACCTGTCGGCTCAAGTTCTCCAACCTGCTGAACTTTCAGGGATTTCCCGACATTCCGGGTGATGACTGGGTGATGGCCTATCCGGGGCGCGGGACGGCCAGCATGGATGGGGGCAGCCTGCGATGAGCGTGGTTGTTGCGGCGGCGCGGGGCTGGATCGGCACGCCTTACCTGCACCAGTGTTCTACCCGCGGGGCCGGGTGCGATTGCCTTGGCCTCTTGCGCGGCGTCTGGCGCGAGGTGATCGGGCCGGAGCCGGAAGCGATCCCTGCCTATACGCAGGACTGGTCGGAGCCGCAGGGCGAAGAACGGCTGTGGCGCGCGGCGCTGCGGCATCTGACACCGAAACCGCTGGCCGAGGAGGCCCCGGGCGATGTGCTGCTTTTCCGTATGCGGGAGGGGGCCGTTGCGAAACATCTGGGGTTGCAGGCCCGGACGGGGCCGGAGGCCAGCTTTGTCCATGCCTATAGCGGGCATGGCGTCGTGGAAAGCGCGCTGACGCCGCCGTGGGAACGGCGGATCGTGGCGCGGTTCGCATTCCCCGAAAGGAACTGAACACAATGGCAACCATCCTTCTTTCTGCCGCTGGCGCAGCGCTTGGCGGGCTGAGCTCGGGCA